GTCATTTCCGCGTGTTGTTTGCGTGCATTTTTTTTGCATCTCTCGGTGTGTTGTTTTTTGTGGTGTGGTATGATGTGAGTATCAACCGATGAGGAAGGAAGTAAAATGATTAACATTGACGCCATGCGTGAAGAGTTGCTGAAGCGTTTCGAGTCGTTTAATTGCCGAAGGGGAATTGACATGTGGTATTTCATTATTACTAACGATGGTTTTCAGGTGTTTGAGATTTTGTCTAATTGCGTGAAGTCTAGCGGCATGTTTCTTACGGCGTCTCTGAAGTCCTCGTTAGACGGCGTGCTGTCTTATGTAAGAAATATGTACGTCGGTGTTGAAGTGGACGTGAATATCAATAATGCTACGTTTGACATGGATAGTACTATGGTTGGCTCGGTAAAGGTGGTGTTGCTGTAATGGGTGGGATGATTGTTGCCGTATATATCGTTTCCGTGCTGTTTCTTACGTTGGCGGCTACGGTGTCTTGTGAACTGCCGTGTAATGTGCGTGACGTCATTTGTTTTTTGGCTATGCTCGTAATAGGTGTGGCCGTCGTATTGGTTCTTGTAGTAAAGGGGGCCTGAGATGGCTTATTGTGATATGAAGATTGCCAAGTTTTCATCGCAATATCAGGATGGCGTGGTGGAGTTGTGGTATTGTCCACATGGTCACTCGTACCAGCTGAGGTATGGCGTGGAATTTCGGTCTTCGGGCGGCGGTTATTTGGCCGTCGCAACGGCTTCGTATGATGCGGGAGATAAGGTTCAAGTTGCATCCCTCATGTTGGATGCTATCGACATTGCCCGCACTCCTCTGCTGGAAAGGGATTAGTTATGTATTTTCGTGGTTGGGTTCATTCGTGGACTTGCGGCAATTGTCCTGACGCTAACGTATATTGGCGTTTACGTGCGTTTTGGGCAGGTGTGAAGCATAGGCGTAGCGCGGATAGTCCGCCGAAACGTTGCCCGAGCGGTTTTCTGTGGGAATCGATGTGGCTGGACGGCTATGATAGTGTCGAAGATACATTGGAGTTTTAATTATGAAATCGAAGAATTTAAATTTTGATGAAAGCGACAAACGTACAAACTGGTTTGATGATGGCGTGCTGGATGACGACCGTGTGCGCCGTGTCATTCGTGGGCGTCGCCGTGATCTGCACTTGCGCGAATACAATCGAGGTGAGGGCGATTGGGAAACATTATGCTGTAGTATAACACTGCTCAAGAACTTTTATAAGCCTCAAGGGTCGCAAGTGGCGTTCGCTGATGGAGTGGAACATGCGGCAAACGTTTGTTTATCACTGTCCCCTCGCACATCCCGCATCGGCGCGTTGGCGCGAACTCAGGATATCGAAATGCTGGGCGGCGTCATTTATGCTCCAGCTATGGTGGCGTGGTGCGCCGTCTGTCATGTCAAGGGCGCGTCATGCTATGAAATGTGCAAAGCCTGGGACGGCAATGAATTTGCTCAGACTGTCGTTAAAATCGCGTGTCGTTGTTTTGACAATCTGACAGATGTGCGGTATACTGATGAAGACATTGCAAGAATGTCGCAACAGCAGCGACAATAAGATAGGGCGGTATGATTATGGCATACATTAAGAGAGCCAAGCATTACAGTATCGTGCGCGGCATCACGCGCGGTGAAAACGGTGAACTCGTTGATGCCGAGGTGGTCGTGAATGGCGTGTGCCGTACAGCTGACATGGCTATGAAGAAAGCCCGCAAAATCAACAAGGACATGCTGCCCATGTCCTCCGAGTATCATGCGCAGGCAGCGCGCATGGATGAGGCGATTTATTGGGCTAATTGTGAATTTGGAGATGATACTATCGTTGATTATCCGGGGCCGGTTAACGGCAACGTGATCGAAGACGATATTATCACCGAGGAAAATAATTAATAATCCCTATAAGGAAAGGCAACACTAATGGCTGACAACGAACTGACCGTAACGAACGGCAACAACTTTTCTGCGAACGGCACTAACGCCGTATCCCACTTCTTCGACACTTCCTCTATGGACGGCAAGATGGCGCTATACAACGCCATGCAGACCGCTGATAAGGTAGATGAACACCTTAACGAGCCGTTGCATGTCACCAACGTGCTGGCGCAGGCTATCGAAGTCGCCAATCAGGAGACTGGCGAAATCAATTCGTCTACCCGCGTAGTCATTCACGCGGATGAAGGCGATTTTGCCGCCGCCTCCCCCACGCTGGCGCACGCATTCGGCAATCTGTTTGCCATTTTCGGCACGCCGGACACGTGGAATCAGCCACTTGCCCTCAAGGTGGTGGAAAAGAAGAGCCGCCGTGGCTACAAGTTCTTCGACCTTGAACTAGTGTCGGAAGGCAAGCGCAAGTAACATGATTGTCCGCACCGTATGATATCATGGCAATGTCCTTATAGGAATGTTGCCGCCAGACTCACCCCTCGCCGTTTTTCCATCTTTTGCGGCGAGGGGTGTTTCATACTCACAAGGAGAGGCTGTGGCAAAACGCAAAAAAAATAGCCAACGCGCCAACAATCTGAAACGCAATGCGGCAATCAGGTCGGCACAGGTTCGTCGGGAGCGAGCGGTCAGGGACTACAGCACCGGACGTCTCCCAAAGCAAATTACTGAAACGTTTTTAGGAAACCTCAGCGCCCAACAGCTTGAACAGGTCGCGCGACGTATCGGGCAGGAGTTTGGAGAGCAACAGCAAGCCTTAAGGGCGCGGGATAACGAACCGTATCAGGTTGTTCCCGACGTCCATGTTACAAAACTTGACCGTGAGATGGCCGCGCGTCCACTGATTACCGATGCGGAAATCGCCGCAGCCCCGTCGAAACGTCGGAAAACATTGCGGCAGCAGCAGCGCCGCCGAGTTGAGGCACGGCAGAAAATCAAGCGTGCCCAACAATTCGGGGCGCTGAGTATGGCTAGTTATACGGTAGGTGAAATACGTGAAATGGAACGCGCGGGGGAGTCTCCGTTCGATGTGCTGGGCACTCATACAGTCGGCGGTTCGGCACGTGACGAACTCATGCGAAGCCGTGCGAACGTGTTCGGCACAGAACGTGGGATAAGCCATGCACGCGCGATGATCAGAGGGGGGAGCCGTAGGAGGCTTGAGCGGCAGATGCTTGAATACGCCGGACTTGTAGGACGTGCGCCATTGCGTGCGGGAACTAGGCGTATTCCCGAGAATGAGGGTGTTTCGGATTTTGATAAGGTCGCACAGCAACTCGAAGCGTTCGACTCTAGCGTAGCTCAAAAATTCGCCGCATTGTCGAACCGTCAAAAACGATGGCTGATAAACAACACGAATTTCAGCACCGTAGTACGCGAAGCAACATGGTATAATGATAAGGCGCATAAATGGGAAACTAAATCGGACGCGGGGGATGTAGAGACGCGACTTGATGAATGGATGACCAGCGCAGCAAGACACTAAAAAAAGGATGGAATCATGCGAGAGCGTCGAACGGCGGCAACGGACGGCGCAACACTATTGACGGATGACGGCATAACGCCATTGACGGCGAATGCCGTCATTCGGCTAACCATGCTTGATCATCATACGCGCGTATGGTGCGCTCACGGATGGCAGGACATCAAGCCCATAGCCGCTCAACTATTGAAACGACTGCCATTGCAGCCGAATCCAGCCAAGGAAGGGGTTTGGGGTACATTTAATATTAGAGGCCATTTCTACAGTTTCCGCGTGCGTATGGGCGGCATCACCGTGGATTTTCTGGACGTGCGCAACATCACACGCGACGATGGACTGAATGTCTCACGTGAAACATTTGGCGGCGCGGATGACTTGGAAACCACGTGGAACATCGCGCGGGAATGTGACGTCTTGAATCTCAAGGGCACGACCATAGCGTCTATGGCGATGTCCGAATATGTCGGCGGAGATTACGCAGGATTCAAACGTCATTTCCCGCCATTGGATAAAGCGGAATATCATCGGATGCGCCCCGCGTACTATGGGGCGATAGTATACAGCAGGCCGGGTGAATATCGGGATTGCAGGAGCTGGGATGTGAACAGCCTCTATCCGAGTATCATGCGCGACCTTGCCATGCCGGTAGGCTCTCCCGTCTGGTATGAAGGGGAATATCATTACGACGCTGATTATCCGCTGCATATCGATGTTATCGCGTTCGATGCGCGACTGAAACCGGAAAAAACGGCGACACTCACAAATATCCTACCAGTATGGGGGTACGAGGGCGAACGTCTGGACAGCACGTTGGGCGTCGTCACCATGCCCGTGACCGACGTGGATTGGCAAACCCTGACGGAAAACTATGACGTCCATGTGTGGGATTATCTCGGCGGCTGGAAATTCCGCAAATCGCATGGACTTTATTACGATTACGTTGATAAATGGTTTCACGTGAAACAAACAGCAACCGGAGAGCGTCGGCAAATGGCGAAACTATTGCTGAACTCTCTGGTAGGGAAATTCGGGGCCTCGCTTTACCGGCCCATGCTTCACCCGAAACCGTCCGGCGACGGCGGCGTGGACTTTACCGTGGACAAACCCGAGTCAACCAACTCACTCGCATGGCTACCGACCGCCGCATATGTCAACGCCTACGGAAGGCAGATACTGTCACGCGCGATGAACGCGAACGCCGGTCGCGTGCTCTACGCCGATACTGACGGCATGATATTGGAGGGGTCGGATGCGCCCGCAGGCATCGAAACGGACGACAAGAAACTGGGCGCGTGGAAAAACGACCACACCTATGAAAAACTTCGGCTCCTTGGCAATCGCAAATATTGCGGCGTGGAAACAGACGGTGGCACGGTGATGCGGTTGAGCGGCGTGCATCGCGCGGCTCCAATACCCTATGATGACTTCCTACCGAGGTCACGCCATGCCACCGATGACGGATGTTTTTTTGTGTTATAATGACCAGTAGCGGGGTGTGCGTCCCAAGCCGATTCAGTGGCCCGACCGGTAGGCAATCGGTAAGGCGATTCGGTCGGATGTAGACGTGCGTAGCCAACGCCCATTGACGGCGAGGGAACCCGCACAGCCTAGCAATCCGGCACGGCAGCGTGATTGCTGCCGTGCCATTTACCTTAAGAGGTGATTATGGACGACACCGAAAATACCGAAAATGATGGCAAGCCGGACACCACACCCGACACTGAGCCGGACGGGAGCGCCGACGACAATACGCCGAACCCGGAACCTGAAACGCAGGACGATAACGAACCTGAAGACGCGGGCGACGACAAGAACGCCGACATGGCCGACCGTATCAGCGCATTGGAGGCGACCGTGGCGGAATTGTCCAAAACCGTCGAAGCGATGCGCGACGCCGCCGCCGACCACGTGCTAAACGACGGCCCTGACGACAATGTGACGCCGGAATCGGCTGAAATGACCGACGACGACTATAACGGCACCTACAGCACGTTCGACGACCTATATGAAGACTAACGATCAGGAAGGAACAACTATCATGGCAACTACGCCAGTGGTGACGCCGAAGCAGCAACTGCGCCCGCTCACCGAATTCAACAACGCTCAGATTCTTAACATGATTCGCAACGAGGCTTCGCCGGAATACCAGCGGCGAATGCCATCGGCCACTCAGATGAACATGGACCGCCAGATGGCTACGCTTATGTCGTCCACCCAGCTTAAGAACGAGTTTTATTCGGCGATGGTGAACCGTATCGGCGGCACCTACGTGAACACGTGGCGTTGGAATAACCCGTTCAGCGTTTTCCAACGAGCATCGCAAGCGTATGGCGACACGTGGCAGGAAATCGCCGTGGGAATGCCACTTGCGCAGGTCTATGACCCTAATGCGGAATATCTCGGCGCGGACAACTTCCGCAAGTGGAAAATCGACGTGGATTCGCTCTATCACCGGCTGGACTTTGCTCACTGGTATCCTGCAACCACGGATGACAAGACGCTTCAGCGTGCCTTCACGTCCGAAAACGGTTTGGCCTCGCTCACTTCGCAAATCCTCACATCCTGCTATAACGCGGCTGAAGTTGACCTTTTCGAGGCTTTGTGCCACCAGTTCGTCGAGTACGCGAAGCTCGGCGGATATTGGCGCGTCCATATGGATAACGACCTGAACAGCATGGGCAGTTCGGAGACGGACGCCCGCGACATGTTGCGCCAGATTCGCGCATGGGCCGACACGCTTAAATTCGTTTCGACCAAGTACAACGCCCGCCATATGCCGACCTTCGCTCGCCCGGACGAGCTCGTACTGTTCTGTTCCCCGGAAGTCAAGTCGGCGCTTGACGTGCAGGGCCTCGCCACGGTATTCCAGCGTACCGACGCCGAGCCGACCATCGACCGGATTATCGTCATTCCGCAAGACAGGTTCGGCATGGATGGCGTGCAAGCCATTCTTACCACTGACAAGTTCCTGATTGACATTCCGGTCATTAACGAGATGACCCAACAGACCAACCCGGTCAACATCAATTCAGTCAACCATTATCTGCATGTCCAGCACATCATCTCAGTGTCCGGCTTCGCCCCTGCCGTGATGTTCTGGACCGGCGCGGCGTCTACCGCGAACGTGGTGCCCCCTACCGGTACGCAGGCTCAGATGCCGACGTTCCAACTCAAGCTTGCCATGTATGGCGGTGGCTCGGAAACTCCGAGCAATGTGGCGCGTGGTGGCGCGGTGCAGGTCACTGCCGACACGACTATCACCAATGATGGTGAGGCTACGTTCCGTTCGGATGCGGTCGAGTATCGTATCGGTGATACTGCTAAGCCGAAGAGCGATTACACGTATATTTCGCCTACCGGCGTGCTGGTGGTCGGCCTCGACGAACCGAACACTATTATCCCGATTACCGCAACCGCCTTGTATACGAATCCGGCGACCCCGGAAGTGCCGGGCACCGTCTCGGCGGCTCTGGACGTGCCAGTGGTCGGTGACGGTGTTATCGGATTCAACCCGTCCATCATTGCATCCATTGCCGTGACCGTACCGAACGTGACTGTTGGTCATACGGCACAGGCGACCGCCGTGGCGACCATGATTGACGGACGTACCGCCGATGTGACCGCACAGGCCGCTTGGACGTCCGTCACTCCGGCGAACGCCACCGTGTCCGAATCGGGCGTGGTGACTGGCGTCGAGGCGGGCAGCTCTGATATCACCGCCACGCTGTTCGGCGTGTCCGGTAAGGAGAGTGTGACCGTGATCGCGTGATATAATGGGAGGGTGGCCGGTTGGCTACTCTCTCTCACGGTGTGATGCAAGACAAGGCCCGGAGCAGTCCACGTGATTGCTCCGGGCCTTGCCGTACCGGAGGATGACAATGATTGACGACGCGAATCCTTATGTGGAATCTAACTTTTCTTGGGCGGAGTGGACGCCTAACACGACGCTGAAACTTTGCCGAGTGCCGTGGGACGCTTCATACCGTGATATTGTGCGGTTTGTTTCACGTGAAACGCAACAGGAATGGTTTGACAAACTGGACGGCGTGGAATGCCGTCCGGCCACCATGCATATTTTCAACGCGCCCGCCCGCGTCGAACTGCCGTTTAACGAAGCATCGAACTGGAATTATCTTGTAGCCTATAACGACTATCCCGGGTTGGAGGGGCCCCGCGCGTGGTATTATTTCATCCAGCGCGTCGAGTACGTCAATGCTCATTGCACGCAATTGGTTTTGATGTTGGATGTGTGGCAGAGTTTCCAGCATGACGTCACATTCGGCAGCTGCTATGTGACGCGCGGACATATCGGCGTCGCCAATGAACGCCAGTGGGATGATTACGGGCGCACATATCTGGCGCTTCCGGAAGGTTTGGATACCGGTAGTGAGATGGTCACTACGTCACAGGAATATCGGAGCATTATCGAAGGTCGGCATTATGACATGGATGGCGGCGTCGTCGATTGGGTCGATTACGGCCTGATTGTGGTCAGCACGACGAATCTCACCGATGACCCCGGCGACGTTTCCAAACCGAAGCTCACCACCGCAACCGGGGCCATTTTCGAGCAGGAGACGGACGGTTGTTCCGTCTACTATTGTGAAAACCGAATGGCGTATGTCGCCAACATCATGGCTCTTGGCACGCTGTTTCCGTGGATTACGCAAGGTATTTGCGCAGTCTATATGGTGCCGAAGATTCCGCAGGATTACGTGAGCCGATATGGGCATAGGGTTACGGAGATTTACGGGCAGGCAGTGTCAGAGGAATATGGCAACATTTATTCTTTTGATTCCTCCCTCGATTCGGATTTACGCTATGAAGATGTTATGTCTGTTGCGAATTTTCGTAATAAATTCCACATCCCCGCCCGATACCGGAATCTGCGTAAACTTTATTGTTATCCATACTGCGTTGTTGAATGCAGCTGCCTAAACGGCACGGTCATTACCTACCGGCCTGAAGACATACAATCCGACACGCTCACCATCCGCGAAACCTACTCTTACGCACCGTCCGGCGCAAGAATCAATTTCTACATCCCCGGATATAACGAGGCCGGAGCGGGCACTACTGTCCCGCTGCGTATCGACGGCAAAGACATGGGGCTGCCGATAGACGGCGGGGAAATGCTCAACGCAAGTTTCGGTATCACCAATTTGCCTCACTTTTCAGTGGTCAACAACGGTAGCGCGTTGGCTATGGCGAACAGTGCGTACACTCGCGCCTACGCGCAGGAATCGGCTCAATGGACTAGAGAGAAGGCTTTGACTTCGGCAAACGTAGCCAACTCCAATGCCGCATTACAGCGCGAATACGCCACACGGCAAACCAACTGGGCAAACGAAAACAGGACGGCAACCAACGCCATCACTGCAAACTCGCTGAACCAGTCTCTTGCCATCGGACAGAATCAGACTAGTCAGATGGCTAATCTCCAAGTGGAACAGAACATTAAAAGCAACAATCTCAATGGTGTGGCCGGTATCATCGGCGGGGGATTGAACGCCATTGCGTCCCGCAACCCGCTAGGCGTTGTAAACGCGGTTGGTGGCGCGTTCCTCGGCTCCGCACATACGGATATTGCCAATTACGGCATCAATTCGTCTGCCGCTATCTCCAATTCCACGGCGGCGGCGAGTACTGCCAATCAGCTTGCCACCAACGCGGCGGCCACGTCGCAGGCCAACGCCTACGCAAGCGGTGCAACCGGACTGAGCAACCAGCTCGGCGCCATCACCTCGCAAGCCAATTACGGACTGGCCTCCTACGCAGCGCAAGGCGACTATCAGAACGCCATCGCCGGAATCAACGCCCAAGTGCAGCAAATGCAACTGACTCCCCCGACCACTTCGGGAGCGCTCGGCGGCGATATGTTCAATCTAAGTAACGGCATTATGGGCGTGCTGGTGAGATTCAAAACGTGCGCGCCGAGCGCAATGAGAGCCGCAGGCGAATACATGCTACGCTACGGATATTTCGTGCAACGATTCGTAACACCCCCCGCCTCGCTGGAATGCATGGAAAAATTCACATTCTGGCAGATGCAGGAAGCGTATGTGCGCGGCACGCTGCCCGAAGAATGCCGACTGACAATCAAAGGTATGTTCGAGCGTGGCGTGACGGTTTGGGACAAGCCCGAATACATCGGCGTGACCGACTGGGCGGACAATGAGCCACTGCCCGGCATTGGCTACGAGTGATATAATGGCAATATGAGTAGGTCTAAAAAGAATCGAGTTGGCGGTGCGTTGCACCCACGCGGCAATTACGCGAAAACACGCGCCGCCACACTCGATGACATGTATCTTCATTTGCTGATGGAACTCGCGCTGAACCGTTTCAGTTGGCGCGGATTACCGCCCACTGTGGATGAGCGTTGGTTGGAAATATGTCTGTGCGAATACGGGTGCGCGCTGTTTTTTGAAGACAAGCGTATCGGTAGGTTCCTCGTAACTCAGGCGGGCTATCAAGGTCGGCTGAACGTGTACAATAATCCAACATGCTTCGAGCCGGTAGGCGTCAACTACCACTACAGGCAACTTAAGGCAGGCTCGGAATGCATTCCAATTTGGGACAACCGAATGCGCGTCGGATTCAAGCCGACATTATGGCAATACGCACGACGCCTTGCCGATATCGACAAAGCGTATGACGTGAATTTGGAGAGCCTGAAACTGCCAACCATCATCACAGCCGACCCGCGCACAAAACTCACCGTGCAGAACATGCTTCAGCAACGGCAGGATGGACAGGATTATATCATCGGATACGACTCGCTCGACCCCGGCAGCTCGTTCCAGCCGTGGCCGAACACCACGCCTTATCTGTTGGATAAGTTCGTCCAGCAAAAAGCGCAGGTGACTAACGAGGTGCTGGGATATCTCGGCATCCAATCGTCCGGCACAGAGAAAAAGGAACGGCTTATTTCGGACGAAGTGGCGCAAGCCAATGAGAAGGTAGACGTGTTCCGCTTGAGTTTCCTCAAGGCGCGGCAGACTGCGGCGACTGAGATTAACCGATTGTGGCCGCAGCTGAACGTGTGGGTGGAGTATGCGGACGTGCAAAGCTCCGGCGTGCCCAACGCTCTTGATTCAAGCGCAAGCGGTACGACGGATATCGATATGCCCGCCTCGTACGACGCGGGTATCGGAGGGGTATTATGATGGCACAGGACCTTACCGCCTATGCTATGGAGACTCCCGGCGAGTACACCGAAACTCTCGGCAATCTCATCGCATTCGGATACGACACGGCTGACAAGCTACATCTGTCCGCTGACTACTATCCGATTTACCGAGAAGAACATCGTGCGGAATTGAACGAGAAAATCGTTCGCCATTACGCATTAAGGGAAATTGGGCAGGAAACCGCGCAGCAATTCGTTTTCTACTTGGGAACGACGATGGCGGAAATCATGCCCTATTTCAACGAACGCTACCGGACGCTGGACATGGAATACAATCCGTTGGATTCAATGGACATGACGACGGATAGCGAGAGCGGCAGTGAATCCCAGTCGTCCGGCAAAGCGTCCAGCGCGCAGGACTCGACCAGCTCTAGCACGTCCAAGTCAGACAATTCCAGCACTACCACGTCAAAGAGTTTTGATAGCGACGTGCCGCAAACCGGTGTTGTAGGCGACTTCGCCCGCTACGCCTCCCATGCGAACGAATCGCAGGCAGACAGTTCCGGTACCGCGTCCAGTTCGCAGGACTCGACCAGTCACACCACGGCGCAAAGCGCCACCGACTACCAACACGATTCAAGCAACGCCAAGGGCAAGAGCCATGTGAGCGGGCGCAGCCAGAGCGCTATGAGTCTGATTCAGGAATACCGGAACGCCATCATCAACGTGGACATGGAAATCGTGCGCAGCCTAGAGCCGTGTTTCATGCAGGTATGGGGTTCGTATGATACGATATTTGGCAACTGCCATAACTATGAAGAATGGGAGTAATTATGAGTGACATTGATGCACTGGTTCCACGGCAACGCTTGTTCGACGCGGTGCCGACGTCTATTCCGTTCACTTATCGGGACGGGCTGACAACTTTGCAGTTGATTGAATGCTTGCGCCATAATCTTGACGCTTTGCAGACATATGTAGATAAGGTGAAAGAATGGGTGAAGTCTGAATACGACAAGACGGATGTGGAGGTCTCCGAAGTCAACGAACACCTTGCGTCGGTCGACGTGCAGCTTGAGGATATTATAAGCAAGCTCGGCAAGCTCGAGATCACCAATGATATTTATGACGTAACGCAAGGACGGTTCGTTGATAGCGTTGACGCAATGCGTAATACGTATCGTGAACTGGCCGTATTCGGCGCACGCGTCAACCAAATGGCGCAATTGTCTGTGCCGATGGCCGCGGCGCACTCATGCCTTGAGTTCGCCGTACTCGGCAACAAAACCATTTTTCACAACGACGAGCCGCGCATCACGCCACGCGACGCGCACGTGGATGACGGCGAACCCGTCAATCCGTTGACCGTCGAAAACCTCGCCAACGGCATTGTGGACAATAATTTCATGAAAACCGCAAAATAAATAGGAAGGATTACTGGAAATGACTAGCAAAACTCCAAATTATAATCTTGAAAAGTACGACGCGACTGACCCGCCGAACTTGCAAGGCGAGTACAACCGCAGCATGGATATTATCGATACGACGCTGAAAACGCAGTCGGACAAAATCGACGCCATTCCGACGCCGGAAAATCTGCCGGACGGCCTGAAAGCATTCTGCACCGCCCTGAGTTTGACCAACTCCAATGCGGAAGCACTCGGCACCGCGCTCAACCATTTCCTCAACCGCACACCGGCCGCAGACGGCGGACAGTACACCGTCAAAAACCTCAACGACACCAAGGTCACGGCGGAGGGCTTGCCGTTCGTATCCACCACTGCTTCGGGAAAGTGAAGGACATGGCAGACGGACAGCAGACCACGCCGGTGGACTCCGCCGCGTACGGTATGACGGGACATTTTGGACTACCGCTTTACAATGACGCGACACCGATGGACATGCGCGACGGATTCAACAGAGCCATGCGCATGATAGACCAGATTCTAAACCAGCTCAACACGCAAATCAGAGAGAAGGACTAGACAAAATGGCAACAGTGTACACGAAAACGGACAATTACGGACTGAACCTTTACGGCGATAACGACCCTGCGGACCTGCGTGATGGCTACAACGGCTCCATGCACACCATTGATGATACGCTCGAAAAGCACCTTAACCGCATCGAAGGTGTTGAATCGCGTGAAACGCACGACGAAGAAGTAGTCAAAGCGCTGCTTGGCGACAATACCGTCGATAGCGCCACCGCCTCGAAGACCAAATGGGATAAGGCGGAGTCGGACGCCGCCGCCGCCGCAAGCAAGGCCGACAACAACACGGCAATCCTCGCCGCGCTCGGAGCCGACACCACAGCACACGCCACCGCCAATAAAACCAAATGGGATAAAGCGGGAGCGGACGCAGTAACCGCCATAGGCAAGGCCGATGATAATAAAACAATCCTCACCGCTCTTGGGGCAGGGTCAACCGTTGACGCCACGGCGCAAAAAACCAAACTGGACAACACCGCCGCCAAGGTGGACGAGCTTGCGGACGCTCGTGTGGACAGCAAGCTTGACTCTCACTTCATCATCCACGCGCATCGTGGTTCCTATCGTTTTCCGGAAAACACGATGGATGGTATTATGTGGGCGGTGCGGCATGGGTATATCCCTGAAATCGACGTGCAACTCACGTCGGACGGTGTGCCGGTCATTCTTCATGACACTTCCACCGCCCGCACCATGACGGGAACGGCCGCTAACGTATCCTCCATCACCTACAAGGACTTTATGAGTCGCGAGGTTAAGGCGAAAGTGCATGGTGGCGACACCGGCAGGCCGGTGAGCATGGAACAGGTGCTACAGGCCGTGGGGGATAGTCCCGTCGATTTTGAAATCAAGTCATTGACCAACGAAACTACGGACGCAATGCTGGAACTACTGCGAAAGTATAGCGCCACCGCAATCCACGAATTGACTTCGTTCAGCTGGGAGCAATGCGTCCGCGCCGTGCAAGGGGGCGTAAAATACGTCTCATGGACATGGGATGTAGACGCCATGCCGCACTCTTGGACCGATATGAAAAATGCCGGTATCTTCTGCGGCAATCCGCGTGGAGATAAACTCACCTCTTCGATGGTCGGCGCCGCGCACACGGCTGGCGTCAAGATTAATCCGTGGCTTATTAATGACCCCGTGGCATATGAGCGAGTCACCGCGCTTGGAGTTGATGGCATTACCTCCAATTGGCCGGATTACGCTAGTGGGCAGTTGGAGCGCAACTTTACGCCGTTCAGTACTGGGCAGAACGTTTTCATGCGCCCAAACTATGCCCCACGAGGCGGCACGGTATCACAGGAAATATCGGAAGCGGTTAGAGCGAAAAGCTCGTATCTCGCACCAGACGGACTTTTCCAACTCGGAGACGCTGACAGTCAGATGCTAGTGGAATTGGTTGAGTGCGGCACGGTGACACTACCGGTCAGTATCGACCTTGAGGGCTTCGAGTCGCAAGTCCAGATTGGCGAAAACGGTGAGACGAAGAACATTGCGGTAATCGCAGTGAAGGAGTCAACTCCTATCGGTCAGTTCAATGACGTGGCGACGGCTGGACAGGTTGGCATTATCGCTGGCGTCCGACGTAATGGCGCTACGTTCGGTGGTTTTTATCAGGACAATACGGAAACAGTGGCCTTTGATAACACTCCGGCAGTATCTCCATCGTTGCCAAACAACAAAGCAGCTGGAGTCCACGCGTCCTTCGTGCTCGATCGCGACCATGCCCGCATTATTTGGGCATACTCCAATGGTCAGGCCGGCGACGTAACCACTGGAGACAATAAGGGCGTTACGTTGCCGGACACTGATAAATACCGATTGTTTGTCCGTCTTGCACGCAATTTTAAGAGCGCTTGGAAAATCAGGGTCCGCACCACTGACGGCTATCTCTATGAGAGCTGACGGACTATCTTGAACAATAGCCATGCTGCTATAATGGTGGCATGGCCATTACCTTTGACGATTGGGTTAAGCAAACACAAGGCCGGTACTGGGATATGGACGGCGCACCATTACATTAGGGCGTGAGGCATAGCCCATAACATATACCCCACGGTTCCGCGCCGTGGGGTATACTATTATCATGGATAATACAGCACTATACGCGATGTATGTTATCGGCACGGTGGAAAGCAATTGCGATTGGGGCGCGTGCAACTACGTTGACGCCATCACTGTGGGCATGATGCAGTGGTACGGCACTCGCGCCCGCAATCTCTTGGAACGGGGGCGCACCGCCGACCCGGACGGGTGGAACACGTTCGCCTCGGCGGTTCCCACACTGGCGCAGCAGGTGCAGGCGAATAACATCAACTGGACGGCACGCTACCTATCCACCGCCGAGGGTAATGCGTGGAAAACGTGGGCGCAACGCGACGAAAACCATGCGTTTCAGGAGGCGCAATGGGAGGCGGATTGGAATGGTTACCAGTCCACTATGGACGGGTATGGTTTCCCGTCAGGGAACGTAAGGGAGCGTATTATGTGGGCTTGTGCCTACCACCAGAGCCCGGCGCAGGCGCAGCGCGTGCTTGCATCATGCTCGGCAACCGCCACGCTGGAATTGATTTACACCACGATTTTGGCGGATGGCGTGCTAGGCCAGTACCGTAATCGGTATACGACCACGTATAATCTACTGAAATCGTGGGACGGCACGTCCGCGCCGCCTGGTTTCGGCCAGACCTCCGAACCGTCCGACACGCCGGGAGGCGACCGGCCCGGCATCGACGGGAAACCCGCGAGTACCGCGTGGATACAATTGCAGGGCGACAGCCTGATTTACCATAACGGGGACATTGCCGCCATTTTTGTAAAAAGCATCGCACAGACATGGGTATACAAGACTTCCGAATCAACCAAGCCGAGCGGCGGCCAGACTGGCGGCGGTTCCAGTTCCGGCAGTAGCAGCGAGGACGCGGCACGTGTCGTGGAATGGCTGCGTTCACGTATCGGCAAATACGCTTATTCGCAGGGCGCGGGGCGATTAGACCCCGAGTTGAGCGGGTACGGCGATTGTTCCAGCGTGTGTTGGCGTGCCTGTCAGGACGTGCTAGGTATTGACGTGGGCACATGGACAGGCCAGATGGCAAGCAAGGGCACCCGCGTCTGCGGCAGCTCCGACACATCGGTGTCGGATGCCATCGCCAAGGCTCACGCCGCCGACTTGCTGTTGTTGGACTGGGGTGCCTATACGCAGGCATGGGATCATGTGGAAATGTTTACGGCGGACGGCAAGGATGAGACATTGTCCCACGGTGGGCCGGGAAACGGGCCGAATCTGTTTACCGCGTCGGGTGAGATGAATATGGCGAGCAGGTGGGAAATACGCCGGTACGTCACCAACTAGTACAACGGTAAACCGGTAGATATCTACCGGTTGTCGCTGTTGTATGGTATAATGGATATTATGGAGAGGCTGTTAAGCGAGGGTGATTATTACAATTACGGGCGTGTGCTATCATATCACGCGCCTTGGATGTTCGTAATCGGAGCGCGCGGCCTCGGCAAAACCTATGGCGCTAAAAAATTGGTTATCGGTGACTGGATTAAAAAACGGTGGCAATTCATCTATCTACGCCGCACCGCTGAGGAACAGAAGAATAAAGGAACTTGGTTCGCGGATATCGCAGAACAATATCCGGAACTGGAGTTTAGAGTGTCCGGCAATCAGGCCGAATGTCACTGGATGGACGACCGTGACGCCACCACCGACAAACATGGCAAGAAACGCCCGACATGGCATATCATGGGATATTTCATTGCCCTATCGCAAGCCGGACAGGTGAAGTCAGTCGCCTATCCCAAAGTGCGGACTATAATTTTCGATGAAATATTTCCCGACAATATGCGCTATCTCGGCGGAGAGGTCACGGCGCTTGAAGAATTTTACAACACGGTCGACCGCTGGAATGATAGGGTTCGCGTTATCATGTGCAGCAACGCCGTAACGTTGGCTAACCCGTATTTCAGCGCGTTTAATATCAACCTAAAACCGCAGTTGGATAATCACGCACAATATCAGCGATATTGCGACGGGTTCATCATGGTGGAATTAGCTGATTACGGCGGATTCAGCGCCAAGGTTGCCACATCTAAATTCGGGCAGTTTTTACGCAGATACGATGAAAATTATGCAAATTATGCAATCGACAACGATTTTAGAGACAACGCCAATGCTCTCGTTAGTGATTTTAATAACGCCGGTTATGCGTTCACATTAAGAACCACCGAATACGGCGTTTTCAATGTGTATCAGCAATTAAGCGATACCGACGAAGTATTGTATATCATCACAAAAAAACAGCCTAAAATCACAAGGGATTTTACGTTTGACTATCGACTGGTCGATAACGATTGTATGATGCTCAAACGTTCGGACGACATGACGCAGAAAATATTAAACGCCTATCGTGTCGGTAGATTACGGTTTGAAACTCCGCAAATTAAGGCGGAGTTCAGTATGATTCTTGGCGGCTTGTTACAGCAATCAGGTATAAGAAAGTGAGGAATATACGTGCCAATTCATGAATTAATCGTTATCGGCATAGTGTTTCTATTAGTGCTCATTGACTATATTACGGGCGTGGTCAACGCAATCATGCGCGGCGAATTGTCCAGTGAGAAAATGCGGAGGGGCCTAGGACACAAGTTTGCGTACTTGGCGATTATTTGCGTCGCGTTGATCGTAGAATACGGTTCGGATTACATTGACCTAGGAATCGAACTACCGGTATTCATCCCGGTATGCGTGGGCATCTGTTTGATTGAGATTACGTCGATTATGGAGAATTGCGTAAAAATCAATCCAGAATTAAGCGGCTCAAACATTCTGAACATTTTCAATATCGAGAGGAGGGAAAACAATGATAAAGAGGATTAAAGCAATTGCATACAGTGCAATTGCGGCAGTCGTAACCCTACTGTTGGCATTCGTGCCATGCGCGAACGCTGCGGACATGATAGACGTGTCCAGTTGGCAGACCGGCATCAACGTCACCACGTCCGGCGCACAAGTCGTCGTCACCAAAGCAACCGAGGGCATCGGATACGTTAATTCCGATTGTGACCGCGTAGTGCAGGACGCTTTAGCGGCAGGTCAAGGCGTAGGCGTCTACCACTTTGCCCACACGGAAAACGACGCACGACGCGAAGCCCAATACTTCATCGATAACACGCGCGGATACGTCGGAAAAGGCATCGTGCCGATACTAGACTGGGAACCGTCCGCCCCGTGGAATACCGGTTGGGCGCTCACATGGCTCCAAACCGTAGAGACAGCGTGGGGGACCAAGCCAATAATCTATATGAATCAGTCTACGGAAAATGCTTACGACTGGTCGGCGGTTGTCGCCGGGAATTATGGACTGTGGATTGCCGCATATACGCTCGGATACACACCGGTCTACGGATTCAACCCGCCATCGGCGCAACCCACTCTTTACCATTGGCCGTTTGCCGTCGCATGGCAGTACACCAGCACAGGCTACGTTAACAACTGGGGCGGAGCGCTAGACCTCAGCGTAGTGTACGGAGACTTGAACACATGGTATGCATACGCAGGCAGCGGACATACCGCGCAGAAAACACCCACACCAACGCCCGCACCACACCTCAGCGCTCCGAACACCACATGCGACACCAATTGTGTCGTAATCCAGTCTGGACAATACGTTTCAATGTTCTGGGCCGACTGGTGGAACGTTAGCGTACCCAGTGGCAACCCGTCAATCGTATACCCCGGCGACAAGGTATGTCACAACGGTAGCGGCAACACCGCAACAGCGTCGCGCACATATGTGGTGCAATCGGGCGACACATTAAGCGGCATAGCCGCTTGGCTCGGAATCAGCATGTACAATATCAAAGGATACAGCTCAGGTAATATGAACCTCATTTACCCCGGCGAAACCCTATACTACTAACCTCCCGGCATAAAAAAGCCCCGCACATTGCGGGGCTTTTTTATATGTCAATTCCCCTTCGGCAATTAAACGACTCGAAACGCTTCAGCAACTCTTCACGCATGGCATCAATGTTAATCATTTTACTTCCTTCCTCATCGGTTGATACTCACATCATACCACACCACAAAAAACAACACACCGAGAGATGCAAAAAAAATGCACGCAAACAACACGCGGAAATGAC